ACTGGTCATTCTGTTTCTCCGGGTAGAAAGTGTTTGAAAATGCGGCAGATTACGCGCTGCCGCCCGCGCCGCAACTTATGAGACTTTACCAATAGTGTTGCGGGACTATTGGGAGAACGGGAGATTCCTTAGTTTGACTCTGCCAGCGAAATAGCCTTGCCCTGTCCAACGACGATATGATCGATTACGTTGATTCCGATTATCGCGCCAACTTCCTTCAGTCGCTTGGTAATGTCGCGGTCCTGACTACTGGGGGTTGGGTCTCCTGATGGGTGATTGTGGATTAGCAGGATGGACGCGGCCGCATCAGCGATCGCCGCGCGAAAGACTTCACGCGGATGGACTAGGCTAGAGTCGAGTGTGCCTCGGGTGATTCGCACAACGCGACGGACGCACAATTTGGTGTCGAGTGTCGCGATTAAGAATTCCTCCTGGTCGAGTCGCTCCGCAAAATAGCCGTCGAGTGATTCGACTGCCCATGCGCAGGCTGCCCATGAGCTGTTGATTTTCGTTTGTTGGTAGTGGGTGCTTGTTTCGCCAACACGGGCGAATCTCGTTTCAAATACTGTCTTCATCGTTCGTTCTCCTAATTGGCTGCCGGTCTCACGCGGCATGGGTAATTGAGTCCTGCTAGACGTTGCAGGGGCTCGGCTAGCGCGTGGCTAGCTCCGCCCTTGAAACGGCTTAGGCTTATACCGATTCCCAACCCTTTGGTGCATTGGCTGCAAACTTGGCTAGTTCTTCGTCGGAATAGTAACGCTTGGTTGGATAATCCATGAGCACAGTTCGGCGCTCGTCGCCTCGTCGAAAGCAGACTTCCCAGTGTTCGCCTTTGGTTGACGACAAGCCGCCGCGTGCCCATAGGTGTTTCGTCGCTTCAATGTGCTTAGCTTCCCGCTCGTGCAGCATTGTAGTGCCCATCCATTGGACAACAGGCAGCCATCGGGCGGATGAGTGTGACCAGCTCGCTACAGTGCGAGCCATGTTCATAGCATCGGCGATCTCTTCGTCGGTGGCGTACCCAGGCCAGCGCAGGGCCACAAGTGCAGCCTCACAATCTTCCTCCAGCCATTGTGGACCAAATGGCTTGAATGCCTCGATTTCGTGCAGTTCCACCTGCCGTTGTGGGGTGAGCTGGTAGCCGCCATGGCTGGAAGTGGAGTGGAAGACAATCCCCAAGGCATGTTCGCGTTGGTACTGTGATTGTCCCCAAGGTGTTTCGGTCGGTTTCATAATGTTTCTCTCCGGGTAGAGTGGTAAATCTTGCGACGTTGCAAGGGTCACAGGCTAGCACGAGGCTAGCCCGGTCCCGCACAACGGCACTAGCGACCAGCCCACTTGTAACCATGATCCTTGGCGTATCGTTGTTGCTCTCGCGTGAAATGCACCGTCCATGCATGTCCATTAGTCGGAGAGCAGGTAAGCGCGCTTTGCCTGCGAGATTCACCAGACTTGCAAGAGTCGCAACAACAGTCGCTATGTAGCTTCGATAACGACTCAGGCAGCATAATGAATAACTGACCGTCATTGCCAACTAAGACCGGGCTAGAAAATAAAGCTGGCAGGCGAGTGTCTATTTCGGAGGTAATCTCCCTAGCGATTCCAGCTAGGAATGTTTCGTCGATGTGGGGTGAAAGACCGTCCAGGTTGGCAATGCGGTTAGCGATATGGCAAGCTAGATCAGTTGCGCCACTGATTTTTGGGGTGGTTTTTAGTTCGGTTTGAGTATTCATTGTCAGATTCTCCTTGGTTTGTGGGCTGTCTCACGAGCCCTGGTTATTTTCGTACCCATACGCCCGAAGGCGTTTCGCCTGAATCTCACAGGCTCATCAGTGGGCTAGCTTCGCAGGTAAGCGACATCTTTGGAGTGTCGTAGTTCATGGGCTTGAGCCTCAGTCAGCCCGATTAGCTCGTCAGTGGAGAAGCACAATTCATCGATATAGAAGGAAAACAGCCGTCGCTCCGAGAAGTCTGAGAACAGGGCTGTCAGTGTGCAAGAGCCGTAGGCAGTCTCACTTTTGACGGATGTGATTGTTGGGGACAACTCAACTACTGAATAAGTAATTGGCAGCGAGCGCGCCACGCCTGGTAGTTCATTTGTGCTTGGAAACCAGACTCGCAGATGATCAGCAACAGCCTCAGCCGCTTCGAGAGTGTCAAATAATAGGGGGTGGACACCTCGAAACGTTGGCAAACCAGCGTATTCGGGACAGAATGTGTGCAGGTGATCATGGAAGCCACCAGGGATTGAGCGGTCGATGCGATACTTGGTCATTTCAGAATTCTCCAGTGGGTTAGAATATGGTCGTCTCACTGACCAGTGACAGAGCAGAGTGCTCTATCTATCGTCATTCTTACAATTCGGGGTCAATGAGTCAAGTAGAATATCGTACATTTTGGGAAATAGTTTTCCGCTCTGGTTTGAGCCTGACCACAGAGTCAATATTTTCTCCAATTGGAGAAAAGTCGCCAAACCCACCCACAAGTAGTGGTTTTAGCCTGTTTCTTGCGATTGGAGCTTGTTTCGGTCACAATTAAGCCTCACTACGTTGCACAGGATGGCTCAGGATCGACGCGGACATGGTAACGTGACATCTGACACACACCAAAAACAGGATGCGTTAAAACACCACTTTACAAAGGACAGAAGCCAAATGCACAAGCCAAACCCAGTTAAGTCGATTGCGCAGCAGCCTCAGCAGTTTCAGTCGCGAGCGATCCCACCGATACAATCACCACTATCGATGGGTCAGCCACCAATGCAGCAATTCACGGCTGACGATCCGTCGCAAGACTTGGCTATGGAGATTTACGCTCGGATTGCGGTAGGATACATGGATTCACTCGCCGGGGCGCCGGATGAGAACCACCTACGAGACTTGGCTGCGAAGTGCAAGCTGGCAGCTCAGGCATTCTTTCACGAGGGACAGGGCAATGGCTAAACGCAAGACAGCACCGAGTGCTTCAAAACAGGGCGATGGCGCAAAGAAGGCTCCCAGGAAGCCAAGGATTAAGAAATCAGCCAAACTACCAGAGCCGTTCACGCAAGGGAAGCTAACAGCGTCCTACAGCTCGATCCCAGCGGCAGACCTGGAGCCGATACCACTGCCGAGCATTCTTCCAAGTGACGAAGATTACTTCGAATCGCTTGGAGTACCAGGACAGTCAGCACCCACCACCGACGACGTTTCCATCCAAGGCGCAAAGACTACCAAGGAAGCGGTAATCTTAGAGTTAATTAGCAAAGGAGCAATTGAGAGCTCGTTCTATGAACTGGATTGTTGTATAGACAAAGCCAACCTCAACAAGCCATTAGTAGACGTCCTAGACGAGGTGCTCTGGATATTCGAGTGTGAATGGGATTGCGGGCTGAAAGAGTGGGCGTCAATGTTCACCCCAGCCCAACAGCCTGAACCCAGCGAACCGACGCAATTTCCACCCAATGCGCTAAGAACACTAGAAGAAGGAGAGACAGACAGAGAAAGAACCGAAGGGAATAGCACGAAGGACACAGCAAGCAACACCCTGAAAGCTGGAACCCAGGCAGAAGACAGCGAAACACGCAGCCACGTAACCCCACTATCAGGCACAGACACAAACCAAGGCATAACGGGGGACAGTGGAACGACGCGAAGCATCACCCAACTAGGGAATGGCGAAAATACTGAAGAACCGGGGGACGATTCGCTTTCTGTTGCCGTGGCTGAGTCGCCGATAGCCTACGAGAAACTCACGCGGGAGGAATCGCAGGCGGCAGCCACTCGCCGTTGGCGTTCCACGGGGATTGCCGAGCAAGTAGCGGTATTTCGCGACCGCGTCCGCGAGGAGTACAGGGCAGCGAATCCAGGATGTAAGCGCCGAGATGCCCATGAACACGCCTGGGATCGGGCAATGGCGAAGTTCCCTCCACCAGGCGTTGAACCCGTGGATCCCGTGGCCGCCGCCGAGGATCCCGAGCCCGAAAATTCTCCAATTGGAGAAAATTTGGAGGTTGCACCTGCTCCGGTCGCCAGCGACCAGGGCGTACCAGGGCTGGGGACGATGCCAGAATCATGGGGAACGCTTCCAGCCAACGCTTCGTTACAGGTTGAAATCAGCTGGGTTTCAGCTAACAGGCTGCGAGTCCGCGATGGTTCAGGGGTCGATTTATCCAAGGCGTTGTCACCAGCTCCGTCCTACAGCGCCCTATCCTGGCTCGAAACCAGCATTCTATTCCCATCCAAGTTTGCGGACATCAGCGTTAAGGCGACCGCCAACCAGGACGATGAGCGGGAGAGCATTCGCAGGGAAAAGCTATCCATCGAGGAGATACGCGGGCTGCTGGCTGAGATGTTGGAGGGTTGATTTTCTCCAATTGGAGAAAAAATGTCACTACTTTGTACACTAGTTCCCAGTTCGGCATGGGGCAGGGCATGATGTTGGCGCTGTGATGGTGGGCTTGTGGGCTGTTGTGAGGCTGTGATGGTAGGGCTAGCTAGGGCAGTGACGTGTTGTTGTGGCAGCGGCGAGCGATGGGGCGAGGCTGTAGGACGACCGAAGCGATGGTGGGAAGCGTCGATCGACCGGGAATTGAACCGCAACCCCCCGCCAGTGCTGGGTCCCCTATCGTTATGTACCTTCGCGGTAATCTCACAAAAACCATTGCTATCTGGGGTCAATGCCGTTATACTCCTGCCTGTGTCTTGGCTACCTTGAATTTGGAGAAGTTTGTATGGAACAGTACTATGAGCGTGATGGGATTGTTATTTACAACTGCGACTGCCGGCAGGTTGTGGAGTTCATGGATGCTAGGGTGGTGGATTCGATAGTGACTGATCCTCCGTATGGCTTGGAGTTTATGGGGAAGGAGTGGGATCATGGTGTTCCTGGTGAGCATTTCTGGGATTTGCTGAAGGTTGTTTGTAAGCCTGGCGCGATGATGCTGGCTTTTGGTGGGACCAGGAAGTTTCATCGTTTGGCTTGTGCGATCGAGGATGCTGGTTGGGAGATTCGGGACTGTATCAATTGGTTGTATGGGAGTGGGTTTCCTAAGTCGTTGGATGTGAGTAAGGCGATTGATAAGGCAGCGGGAGCGGAGCGGGAGGTTGTTGGTCGCAGAACTGATGGTCGATACGCTTACGAGTTCAACGGGACCGCCAATCGTCCGACTGGTGGCGCGGCTGGAAGTGATGATGCTGAGCGAATCGGTGGATTTGTATCGGATAAAGCGGCTATCACCGCACCATCGACCGACGCGGCAAAGGAATGGCAAGGCTGGGGAACGGCGCTGAAGCCAGCCTGGGAACCGATTATTGTTGCGATGAATCCGTTGGATGGTACTTTTGCTCAGAATGCGCTGAAGCATGGGGTGGCGGGATTAAACATTGATGGGTGCAGGATTGGTGATTTCGTAAACACTACTCCACCTGGGACAGATCGTTACAACCAAGCCAATTACGAACAAGGCTATCGACCGAACGCATACCAAAGCAATGGTCGCGATGGAGAAGCATCAGCGGATAAGCGGTACACGAAGGAAGGCGGGACTAACTTCTCGGCAAAACCAGGACAGAGAGGCGGTGACGTGAAGGGAAGGTTTCCTGCAAACCTTATTCACGATGGAAGCGATGGAGTGCTGGTAGGGTTTCCGCAGCAGGCTAGCGGCGCGAATCCAACTCGCCGAGGATCGCCGAAGTTCCGAAATGCTTATGGTGAGTTTGAAGGTCAGGGAGAATGCGTAGCTGTTCGTGGTGCTGAAAGCGGGTCTGCAGCTAGGTTCTTCTACTGCGCAAAGGCATCAAAAAAGGACCGCGGCGAGGGCAATACTCATCCAACGGTGAAGCCGCACGAGTTGATGAAGTATCTCCTGCAGTTAGTTTCAACTCCGACTGGTGGAATCGTACTTGACCCGTTCATGGGAAGCGGTTCAACGCTGGTGGCAGCCAAGGCGCTAGGACGAATGGCAATTGGAATCGAGATTAGCAAAGAGTATTGCGACATTGCAATTTCGAGACTCAACGGAAACGTAACCGATTGATACCTCCGCGTTGAAACTCATTTTTCCGTTGCAGTGCAGGGTCCATTAGAGTATAGTACTTCAGTGTCTTCTGTGGTTCTTATATTTGGAGTTTGGCTATGGTTGGAGGTACCGTCATTGAGGTAGTTGATTTAGCAACTAAGGTTTACGTCAATTGTGCTGATAAGCCTCGAGGTCGGAGTAGATCGGATGAATGCGCAATTTACGTTGAGCGAACGCCAGATTCTGAGCAGATTGAGATAGGCGACGTTATTTGGTGGCAGAGTGGCTTTGCTTACTGGACTCCCTGCGCGAATCGGATGAGTAGTGAAGAGGCGAGTAAACGAGGTCTGAAGTGTGGAGTTGGGTACGACATTAAGATTCCTCGCGTTGGATACAGTGGAGTGAGTCATCCAGGTCGCCCATCCTCATGATTTCAATTGCACTGCTGTGTCAATTCGTCAGGAGCCTGTAGCGTGATATTCGTTTACCTGTTGAGGTTCCCGTTTGTTCAGTCGTTTGGGATAGGGAATCACAGTCGCAATGGAGCGGAGTTTCCGTCTTTCTTCTTGCGGTTGACGTTGGCGGTGTTTCTTGTGGAGAGTCCATTGCGCCATGTGGCTGGTATTCGTAAGTTGCCTCCACGGAATTGTCGCACGTTCAAGACACTTTATCGGTAGGTTGTCAGTTCGGGCTGATACTTGCTGCCTGGGGTCAATTCAAGTAGACTACTGTTGTGTGGTGGCTGTAATGGTTCTCTCTTTGGTTTGGAGGTTTTGTAATGTCGGTACGAATTGAGATACGCTCGGCAGAGGGTGGTGATGACTCGAAGTTGTTGATACGGGATATGGCTGGAATCTATGCGAAGGCTTGTAGCCGGAGGGGGCTTTAGCTTTTCGATTGTTTCTGAGCGGGATGGTGAAATCGTCTGTGAGGTGAATGGTGATGGAGCTGCTGTGTTATTTGCGCAAGAGGCTGGCGGTCATCGGTGGCAGCGAGTTCCGCCTACGGAGACGAAGGGCAGGCGTCACAGTTCGACGTTTACTGTTGCTATGTTCTTTGGGGATGGTGAGTGTATTGCCTTCGACATTGGCGACGTGGAGTTTGAAGCGACTGTTGGTCATGGTCCTGGTGGTCAGCACAGGAACAAGACGGCGACGGCGATACGGGCTATTCACAAGCCAACGGGTGTGATGGCGTTTATCCAGTCGGAGCGCTCGCAGAAGGCAAATAAGGAGATTGCGTTGGAGGTGATACGTTCTCGAGTGTTATCCGCGGCAAGTGGTGCGAGTCACGCTAAGCAGAACAGTTCTCGGCAGGAGCAGATTGGCAGTGGTGAGCGAAGTGATAAGATTCGCACAGTTCAGGAGCAGAACGACCGAGTTATCGACCATCGCACTGGGAAGACGTGTAATGTTGCTAAGTACCGCAAGGGTGAGATTTGGTTGCTGCACAAGTAACTTACTGGGAGAAACCAGATGAGTGAGTCCATTCGTCGTCTGCGGTCTGCGGCTGAGGCTGTCGTTCGGATGGAGTGTGACCGAGTGAATGGGGAGGAGAGCTCGGAGCCGTATGACCCGATAGCTAATCCTGGACAGTTTGACGAGAGGATTGTTGCGCTGGCATGGGCTATTGAAGGGTGTCAGGAATATGACGAATTGTTGCCATCGACTGGCGATTTAGAGGAGTTGTTTACACCGATTGAGGAGTGGGAGGAGAAACCCGATGGTGGAGATTAAAGCTGGAGCGGAGTTGGACAGAGCGGTAGCAGAGGCGCTAGGTATGATATTCGACGTGAGCGACTGCAAGGTGGAGTTACTCATTCTCAGTGAAGAAGACAGTGGCATAGCAGAATTGGTTCCGTTTGCGCCATCGAAGGACTTGAATGATGCCTTTTATGCATCTGAGCAGGCCGGATTGTTTACTCACAATCGCGCACTTAGGGTAAATCGTTATCACTGGGAGATTATTGAGAGTGGAGATCCGTTGGAGCGAGTGGTTTCTAAAGGCGACACGCCAGCCTTGGCGATATGCGCTGCGATCCTAACTCTGCCGAAGTGAACCATGCGAGCGAATCCTGGGTCCGTAGTTGCAGGATGGGAGGATGGATCATGGTATGCGAAGTGTGTTCGACCGATCGGACTGATGACGAGTTGAGGGTACTAGATTATCCTCGGTGGGTGGCTGCTGAGGTGCCGTGTTTGAACTGCGGCGGGTTACTTTCGCGTGGACTTCCAGTGCTTGACTGTACAGAGGAGCTGTTGAATGCCCAACTCCCTTTTTATGGGGAGTTGAAGCTTGACCGCACTTTCGTCGCCGCGTCAGCCATTGGACAATTTAACGCCTAGTCCAGGGTAAACCCTCACTCTTGGCGCTTGGCTATTTATCGCTGGTCGGAGTTGGAGAGCACACCAGCGAGAACACCAAGAATTAACTTTCCAGCTTTCCAGCTGGTTGGCTCAACTTGGGTCTGTGCTTTCGCCTTGGACGCTCGGCAGTTGAGAAGCCTAGCAATTTTCAAACGAAAAAACCGCCCTCAGCGGTATCAGCACTGAGAGCGGTCTAAAGCGGGTTACCCCGAATGAATCCAAGTTTTGGCCGCACTGATACTGCGACGGTTGAACTATACGCTATCTTTCAGAGCAAGGCAAGCGGAATTCAATACGAACCTGCCACCACCCTTCTGACTCCCTAGTTCATCTACGTCTGGAGTGGCTGATGGAATTAGATTGCTAGCCTGGGTCTTTTTCTCCAATTGGAGAAAAACTCAGTTACCTTGTTTTCGGATAAATTCTGCGTGTTCCAGGATTACTCTGCATACCTCAGAGGAAGCTTCGCTGGCTAGTCCATCTCCTCTGAGGCTGTCTTGTCGCACGTCTTCTATGAACTTGACTAGCCAATCGAAGTGAGAGCGTTGATCAGTGATGCACGTCGGAGGGCATACTTCAGTCGTGGTATCTTCACTCTCATCGCCTTCGTCTGCCACCTCACCTACGTTTCCTAGTTCGGCGATGCACAGCACGACTAAGCTAGGAGAGTCGTTGCTTAGGAGAATCGAGTGCGATGGTCCTTTGGCGTGTCGCAGAAGCAGCGTTGGAATGACCTCGTACTTGTAAAATGCGCAGACAGTCTCTATTTCAGATAGCTTGTCGCATAGTTCGGCGTGAAGTTGTTCGACCTTACTCATGGCGTCTTGTCCTTTATGATTTAATACATGCCTCTGGGTATTGATTACTGTCGTCGATGACCTGGCATTCGTTGTACCTAGCGCCACCTACCGTTATCCATTGAGTTTTTGGGTTCTCGTACGAAAACTTAATGCCACCAAGTTCTAGGTGCATCCACTCGTGCTTTGGTCCACATCGCATCCTTGCCTTGCATGGCGCTCGCTTCAAGTCGTCGATAGTCGCGTCGCGCCATACTGCTACTCGTTCGAGCAACGGATATGAAAAATGCACGAAGTCCGCTTCAGGAACATGAACATTTCCTTTGTTATCTAAATACGCCTTGCCTGACTTGGGTAGTCCGTATCCGACGACTTTATATCCTGGTGGGTCTGGTATTTCTATTTGGCTCATGTGTCTACTTTCGTGTGTGTGGTTAAGTGAATTACCTTTCCGAAGTCATCAGTCTTTTCGCCGCGCAGTTTGTTCTGCTGATCCCAGGCATTGGGAGAGTCAAACATCTTTCCGTCTGCCACCTCTAGCACTTGCAGATGACGATTAGCCATGTAGCGAGTAAAGCCGATGGTGTAGTAGACCGCGTTCTGAAGTACCTCAACGTCTGTTACCAGAGGTATGCTCTTGCGGGTTTGCAGATGAATTACGTTGACGAGTTCGGCGGTAGTGAGCATTTCATTCTCCATGGCGCAAGCGACTAATTGATTTGATTAGCTTAACCAGATTGACCCGAAGCCGCAAGTTGATTATTATTAACATTAGTTTGTCCAAATTAACAAAAGGCGAATTCCATGAAGCTAAAGTTCTCGGATGTAACAGTTGTGCTTGATCGTAGTGGTTCGATGGCATCATGCCGAACGGATGCAGAAGGTGGCGTAAACACGTTCATCGAAGAACAGAAAAAACACCCAGGAGAATGTGCATTCTCCCTGGTTGAGTTCGACACCGAATACAACTTTGTTCACAAGGCAAAGCCCGTCGCAGAAATACCACCATACACGCTGGTTCCTCGTGGATCGACAGCTTTGCTAGATGCGGTTGGTCGTGCGATCAACGAAACCGGCGAGCGGCTTGCCGCAACCAAAGAGGAAGATCGTCCATCCCTGGTTGTCTTTGTGATTGTGACAGACGGTCATGAAAACGCGAGCAAGGAATTCAATCGCTCGCAAATCAAGGAAATGATCGAGCGTCAGCAAAAGGAATATAACTGGCAGTTCACTTTCCTAGGTGCAAACCAAGACGCATTTGCCGAAGCAGGATCGATTGGTATATCGCTTCACTGCGTTGGGCTATATCACACCGACAAGACAAAGGCTGCGTTTGTGGCAGCATCGTCAAACGTTACTCGAATGCGTGCGGCTAGTGCGTCTGGTAAAGAGGTTGACAACTCGTACACGTCAGAAGAATTAAACTCTATGAGTTGATTGCGCATAGAAACGGTCCATTTTCACAATTTTCAAAAACGCTGGAGATAGAGTGATGCCGATGGATCGCACGAAATATCCAGCAGACTGGGACGCGATTGCGCGAGAGATCAAGGAACAAGCTGGATGGAAGTGTGAGCAGTGCAACCTGCAGTGTCGTTATCCAGACGAAAAGTTCGACACGCACAAACGAACACTGACAGTCGCGCACATCAACCATGTCGAGATGGATTGCAGACCAGAGAATTTAGTTGCGTTGTGTCCCAAGTGTCATTTAGCATACGACCAAGCCCGAAAGGTCATGCAGCGACTTGCGAGGAAGCGAATCAAAGCGTTTGCTGATGGCAAGATGATGTTGTTCTAACTATCGAAAGAGGCAAAGAGATGAAGATTCACGAATTGCGAGACGAAGACGGAAATGTGATTCATGCGTGCGCCACTGCCTCGTTCCCGTTGCCGAGCGACCACTGGATTTACCAGGAGCCAGTCGAGCCAGAGTTCTTTATGGAACTTCCAGACAGCGAGCAAGCTAACATCGAGCAGAAGTCACATGATGCACTGAAGTACACGATACAGGTTTGCACTCGCAGCGGCAAGGAAGACTTTGACCCAGATGCGATACTAATGACGTTTCGCAATACTCTGTTTGGAATCGGGAAAAGTGTTGTTGGATTACTGGTTCTGCTGTTGTTTACAGCGCCATGTTACGCGCAAGACATTTACGACTACAACTACCGTGGAGGCTATGAACGCTTCAGTAGTCGGTACGAGGTAAATCCGCCGAAGATTTACTCTGGTGGAAAGTACCTAGGGGAACTGAGTGCTGACAGGTATGCGCCGGACTCTGTGTCGAACATGTATGGCAGGTATGGCTCTCGCTATTCACCTGACTCGATTAACAATCCCTATTCCCCGGTCGGACGCTACTCTGGTCGTCCTGTCTATGTTTATCCAAGGTGGTAATTGTGTCTTCCCATTTCAGCAAAATAAACAAGAAAGACGGAAAGCCAAAGACCTGTAAGTTCTGCCACGCGGAAGTGTGGTGGCACGAAACGGAAGGGCGATGGTACGACGTTGGCGGCGAAACGCTTCATGTCGAGAACTGCGAGTTGCGACGAGAGCATTACAAACGTGAAGCGGCGAGTTCCGCAGAGTCACGACGACAGATAAAGTAATGAACAAACCAAAGCGCTACGAAGACGAAATCACGGACTACCGTAGAGGATTCGTGGAAGGACAAGCCGGTGAGAGAGATGCTTACTTACTTTATACTGGCTGTACTGACGTAGACGAGTATTGCCGTGGGTTCTTAGATGGAATGACTACACAGGAGGAAGAATGCAAAGAATAGAGGTAGCACCCGGAGAAAAGTACGGAGACCTTACGGTCATACGTGAAACAGGTAAGGTAATTGGAAAACGCAACTTCCTCTGCAAGTGTGCCTGCGGCAACAAAGTTACCGTCAGGCTAGGACACCTCCGCAGCGGACATTCAACAACCTGCGGCAACTGCGGAATCGAGTATGACGGGCAACGCAAGACTGTTTCGGAATGGGCTGCGCAGTTCGGACTGAAGGAATCGACGTTGCGAGCGAGGTTGAAGGTGATGGGATTGTCGGAGGCTCTGAAAAGAACATGAGTGAGACACTGGACGTAGGCAGAACCCTGGCTGATGCGACTTTTGACCAACATCGTCTCGGCGAGTGCAAGAAGATGCTAGTTTCTCCGAGGCTGATGGAAGGATTTCGTGATGCACTTAAGGATCGAGAGATTCACCTTCCGATTGTAGAAACCATATACATTCGTGGAGTGCCGGTAGTAGAATGCGAACAGCTTGAGGGCTTGGAATACGCTTTTGTGAAATAGACGGCTATGTAAGCCAATGTGGAAGATTGACTATTGAGAGGTCATGTAGCACAATTGCTGCATGAACTCTCCTTTTTTTGATCTTGTCCCAAAATGCCCAATAGAGAATCTCAAGTGGCGGATTCGCTGCCGCGATCGTGCGTTGACAGACATTCGGTTTCGTGACGCTTTGTGGCAGGCTTGCATGGAGGATATTTGTTTCTTCTGCGCCTTTGGGCTATGGGTCTACGAACCGCGTTCAAAGCACAAGCGGAAACCGATGATACCATGGAGCCATCAGGTTCCAGTCTTGCTGGCGATGAACGAGACAATCGACGAGGCAATGACTACTGAAAGTCCTGTCTCTCTGACACTGAAGAAGTCTCGTGCGCAAGGTGGAACTTATTGCTATCTGGCTGTAACCATGCAGCGAGCACTTAGGGAGCCTGGGTTTACAGTTGGGCTGGTTACTCGAAACGAATCGCTCGTTGACTCCAAGGTAGACGACTCGGCGGTTATGTTCAAAGTGGCTTGGATGCTCGACCGACTTCCAGCGTGGATGCTTCCTGAAGGATACTCACGAAGTATGACTGAGCACGTCATACGGTTTCCTAATGAATCAGGCTGGAGTGGATACGCAGCGACTGGTGACGTTGCTCGGGGTGGTCGTACAAGCCTCTTCGTGTTCGATGAACCAGGGAGCGAGGAATTTGTTGCAGCCAACAAAGATTACAAAATGCTTTCGTCGGTTGCCCACGTATCGAATGCCGTTTTCCTAGTTTCGACGTTTGGTATTGACTCTGGTGTGTTCTATGATTCCGCTACGGATCCCGACAATCCAAGAGTATACAATCTCTCGTGGATGGACAATCCCGACCACTCTAGGAATATCTACACTGTGCAAGCAGGCGTTGCAGTAGCGCATCGTCCAGAGGAACAGGAAGCAGTCACCAAGTACGTCGCCGAACACCAGAGGGAACTGCGTTCTATTGAGCGCCGGGGTCACAAGATTGAGGGAAAGGTGCAGTCGCCGTGGTACAACGCGCATAGGCTGCAACCAGGCGCTACACCACGATTCATCGCACGAGAACTCGACGAGGATTGCCGCGGAGCAGTAGGCAAAGTGTTCGCGTCCGACCTGCTAGATCGCATGAAGCGGACGCACTGCCGCAACCCAGTGTGGGTAGGCAATCCAGTCTTTGACACAGAAACATGCAAACTGACAGGATTGATTCCAAGGGAGGACGGACTGCTAAAACTATGGTTCCGTCCTGGAATTGACAATTCTCCACCGCTTGGACCGTTTACGGCTGGCTGTGACATAGCGTCTGGTGGTGTGGGAGCCTACTCGTCGAATTCAGTGTTGACTGCGCTGGACGACCGCACCGGTGAGCAAGTCTTGGAATACACCATCAAGGGACTCGAGCCACGTCCGTTCGCGCGGCGAGTAGTTGGACTGTGCATGTGGCTACGAAACGCTTTGCTTGGCTGGGAAGATTCTGGTGTCTCTGGTGGTTTCGCCAAGGAAATCATGGAAGTTTTGTATTATGGCGCGATTTTTTATCGCAACGTGACGCAGCTTGGAAGCCAGAAGAAAAGCCGCAAACCAGGTTGGCCGTGTCGTGATGCAGACAAATCGGATATGTTTGAGATGATGGCGCTGGCGATGGAGTCTGGGAAGTTCATTCCACGGTCGGTGGAGATGATTACCGAGTGTGGCGAGTACGAGTGGGACGGCACTAAAATCATTCATGCACCATCGAAGAACAAGGGTGCAATGGACAAGAATCACGCCGACCGAGCCATATCTGCGGCAGGCTGCTTCTTGGTTTACAACACGGACAATGTGGACACCAAGATTGACAGCAGCGATGAAACTGGTCAAACTGCTGAGTATGGATCGTTTTTATGGCGCGAACAGCAAGAGCAACGGAGTGTGCATTCCGGCAGTCCGCGATATGGAATCCGCGACATTATTCGACGTTAAACGCAATATCATTTCAGCGATAAAACCTGATGGAGAACACGATGGAAGAGAAGCTAGACAAAGCAATTAGCATCCTGATTGAACAAATCCGCACGAATTTGAAGCCAGCAGAAGCGCTGCAACAGACTCAGGCGCTGCTCAACATGGCGCATGCTAAACAACTACTAACCGAGGGAAAGCCAACACCGAAGAAGCAGGGGATCGGCGCGTAAGGGCGTCCGGCAACAATAAGGCATAAGTCGGAGTAGCTACCGAACAGAATGCCTCTAACATTCGCAGTCCTTAGAGGGGGTCGCGACGCTTACCAGCGCGCCGATCCCTTTTTTCTTTTTAGGCTGCGATATGATTGACTTAGCTAACGACGAAAAGCGCGGACGCCTGCTGAAGGCTATTCGTTCGTCTCGTTCGGCTATGGAGCCATTTCGCAGAGTACGCAAAGAGTTAATCAAGGATTACTGCGGCAGCTACTACAGCGAGGCAGGTTCTGACAATAAGGTTCTGGTCAACCTGATCAATCAGACCGCACGCATCTACACGGTCGCTCTTGCTGCAAACAATCCGCAAGTCCTGATATCCACTCCGAGGACTGAAAACCTTGCATTTGCTCGCAGGTTTGAAGTTAATCTGAACAAGCTCATCAGCGACATGACGCTGGACAAGACGTTCAGAGCCATAGTCATGGATGCCTTCTTCTGTCTTGGCTGTGGCGTGGTGATGATGCGCGACACAGACGTTAGATTCCATGGAATCTTGGAATCTGAAGAAGACGTTTGGTATGACCCAGGCGAGCCTTGGCTGAACAGAGTATCGCTGGACGACCTGATTCTGGACATGCCAGCTAAAGAGCTGACCAAGATGCGATATTGCGGACATCGCTATCGTGCCGACTATGAAAAAGTAATGGACGAGCCTGGGTACTCGCAGAAGGTGAAGGACAAGCTCAAGCCGACCACACGTAGTCATCATGATTCGACCGGCGCCACTCGAGACATCGCTTCTGAATGGGGAAGTGCCGAGGATGATGACTTGAAAGATATGGTATGGCTGATGGACCTCTGGATCGCTGAAAACAATTCCATCGTCACCATGGCGTGCGACCAGGAAGACATCGAACCACTGATTGAACGTGAATGGACCGGTTCTCAAGCTGGTCCGTACAAATTCCTATCTCTGGGTGATACGCCGGATAACGTCATACCAACATCTCCAGCGATGAACTTGAAGGGGATGCACGACCTTCAGAACAGACTGCATCGTCGCATGGAGGAAGACTCGGACGCGCACCGAATAGTCAACGTGTACCCACCAAGTATGTCGGATGATGCACAGCGATTGAGAACGGCGGAACGCAATAGCTGGCAGCGCGGCACAAGTCCCGAGCAGATTAAACAGTTTGAAATGGGTGGTGTTGACCAGCGAGACATGGCGCTAGCGACGTTCCTGCAGGGTGAGTTCGACCGATTCGCTGGCAACCTGCAAGCTATGGGTGGACTTGGAGCACAAGCCAGCACGGTTGGTCAAGAGGAGATGATACACGGTCAGCTATCGAAGAACGTGGCTGATATGCGCATGGCAGTAGTCATGTTCGCTGGCGATTGCATCTTGGACCTTGGTCGCTTGATGTGGAACGACCAGACGCTTGAATTGCGTACCTCAATGCCAGTAGGCAACAGTGGAATTCAGGTCACTTCTGACTGGACGCCAGACTATCGCCTGGGAGACTTCGACGACTACGAGTTTCGGGTTGAGCCGTACTCGATGGTGTTCAAGACACCTCAGCAGCATCTTCAAGAATACTTCCAGGTGCTCAGAGAGATTGCACCACTCTGGCCAATGTTCCAGGCATCAGGCGCATCTCTGGATGTCCAGGTTTTAGTACGTGAAATGGCACGACTAATGAACAAGCCTGAAATTGAGCAGTTGATTACGTTTACTGCTCCAGCGGAGATGTTGGGTGGAGATGAGAACACCGTGCGGTCTCCTGCAACTACAACGCGAGAGACTGTGCGTAGGAATATTTCGACCGGAGGAACTGAGCAAGCTAGGTCAAACGCGCTCATTCAAACACTCATGGGTGGAAAGCCACAAGTGAATGGTCAACAAGCGGCTGCTATGCAAAGGGCGCCAGCATGACCGATGCACCATACCTAAAAGTTATTTACGTTCATGTTCGCTTAGCGGATGAGGAGAGGACAAAAACGTGGAGAAGTTTCAAGGCTGAGACACTGGAGTCAGCGGTCAAGATAGCCGAGCAAATGCCAGATGTGGAAGTGTGTTTGGAAGCAAGCTTTGTCCCAGGGGGTGTGGAAACGTGAGTGGAATAGTTCGCAAGCATAACGGCAGACCAGTAACCAAAGAAGAACTTGACGAGTTGCTACCTCCAAAAGAGGACTGGCTTGCCGCGGCGCCAATGATTGGAACTGCTTGCCGCACCAATAAGCCTCGGGTGTCGGAGTCGATGGGCGTCATGCCGAGCCAAGTGCCACAGGAACGGATGAAGCTACAAGCACTGAAGGACCGCGGGCTTCTCACAGGCGTAAGTATTCGCAATGACGGAGCCGTAGAGTATTCATGCAATGGCGAACAAGGCGCACTCGGATGGCAGCGCTATCGTGGAAATAAAGTAAATCTCGATGGAGGGTACAGCGACACGTATACCTCCGATGACCGTTTTGGCGCAAAGCCTGAAGGAGAATGATACAATGGCACTATCGGACCTTACAGCAGCCGGACCAGATACTAGCGCTGACGAAATCAAGCAATACGCTGAGAGTGTAGTGCAGGAGATCGTCCAAGAGCGCAAGGGTGAGTCTGAAGGCAAGTCTGATGCACAGATCACCAATGAGCAGGCTAGCACACCGCAGCCTGGCGACAAATCAAAAGAAACACATGCCGATGTCAATTCCGGCAGTGACACCGCCTCAGAAGGCGAGGAAACCGGCGACGAGTCAGCAGCGCCAGAGTGGCTGACTGATGACGTTAAAGCCGATGCAGCCGCGTACGGCATAGATGAGGCTGAGCTAGCCGATTTTGCCAGTCGCGATGAGTTGGACAGGGCACTACGCCTATTTGACAAGACAGCGCTCGAAGCCGGTCGCAAGGCAATGGCTGAAAGCGAGGAAACCCCAGTCCGCAACGACAAGGGACAGTTTGTCAAAAAGGAAGAACCGACCGAACCACCCAAAGAGGAAGCTCCAAAGGATGGACGGTATCAGGTTTCGTTAAGCGCCGACCTGTACGACGAGGAGATCATCGGTGAGTTTAATCGCTTACGCGATCACTACGAGTCTCGCTTGGAAGCTCTGGAGTCACACTTTGCAGAACAGAGTGCCAGCGTGGAGGAGCAGCGTTTCGACAGTTTTGTAGATTCACTTGGTCATGCGGATTTATTCGGCACGACTGGTAAAGAGTCTGAAAAGGAACTGGAGCGACGCAGAGATCTGAATGTAGCCGTCAAGGCGCAGATGATTGGACTCGCCAAGCTGGGTCGACCAGCGGAAATGTCACAGCAGTTGATAAGCCGAGTCGCCAACATGGCGTTCGGTGAGGAACTTGGAAAGAAACGACTTAAACAACAGACAAGCAAGATTGCCAAACAGAGCCAACTCCGTCAGGGTGGAAGTCCAACGAAGCCTCTGCCGCCACGAGATAACGCTCGTGACGAAGCGGATAGGCTCTACAGAGAACTTGCTAGTTCATAACAAATAAGGAAGGTGCAATATGGCACTAGGCATTGAACAGATTGATGACTTTGTAAATTCGATTCATCAGAAGTTTGCTGGTGAAGATATGCTGGCGGCGCAGGATATTTCTCTGCCGCTGCAAGAGTACAAGTACGCTTCACGCCTCTTCAGTGGAAACCTGAAGAAAGACACCATGAGCACGTCGCAGTGCAAGTGGAAGGTCAAGGTGAACACCAACGATAACTTCCAGGTTGTCGGCTTGTACCATCGTGATTCATCGAGTCGCGTGAACGTTCTCTCCGAAGGTTCACTCAAGTGGGGTCTGACGACCAACAACTACCACTACGACATCGATGAGGAGATTTTCCAAACCGGTGGTCGGCAGATTTACGATTATCTCGAATCTCTCGAGCGAGATTTGATGACTTCGTTCTACACCGGTATGGAAGACCTGATGTTCGGACCTGGACCAT